GGAGGCCCTGAATAATGGAAAACGGATACCAAACAAAAGATATAAAAGGTACAGCAAATAAAATGCAAGAACCAAAACCAAGCGGAATGAAACCACCCCAGAATATGGAAGATGGTGCAATTTTTGAGAAGGACGGAATGTTCTTTTTTAAATGGAAAGGTGGAGAATGTGGATATCATTCAATGTCAGACGCAGAAGAAGGATTGATGAAAGTAAGTGGCAAATCTAATAGCTAAAATTAAAGACTGGTGGTACTGGTTTCTTAGTTGGTTTATAGTTTACCATGAATTAACCGTCAGCTACAACAGTCAATGGGGAGATGCAGACGATCAAACCTTTATAGTTAGAAAATTCTATAAAAAACAACCAAACTATATCAGATTTAAAACACAAGATGGAGATATAGTCGAACTACGAGGCGCAGAAGGTCTCAATTACAGGATAAAACAGATATGATAGAACTTATAGTAATAATATTACTACTTAATTGGGCAGACGGTCCAAATGAGCAAGAAGAAATAGTAATTCCTACAATAGACGTACCAAGTAACGCAGTAAATACTACAACAGTAACAGCGTTAGCTGAAGTATTAACAGCAATTACAAAAACTAACACAAGTACTAATACAGATACTACTACAACTACTATAACAGCAACAGAAACTGGAACTCCTATGGCTATTATAGCTACAACTACAGGTGTTACAGTAACTAGTACTAATACTGGAACAAGCACTACGACTACAACGTCAACAGGAACATGAATCAGATATTTATAGGAATTATACTACTATTAGGATTTAGTACTTACTATTTTTATAGTCAAAACTTAATATTAGCAGGAAACAATTTAGCACTAGAAGGTGCAGTTGCAACGCAGGAAGCAGCCATCGAAAGTCTAAAAGGAGACTTTGCGCTTCAGACTACCCAGTTGCAAGAACAAACACTCAAGAGCCAAGCGGCTCAGAGAGAATTAAATCGATATAGTGATTTTATAAAAAATTACAAACTATCAGCAAAAATATTAGAAAACCCAGTAGAAATGGAAAGGAAAATAAATAATGGAACAAAACATGCATTTGAGGACATTGAGAAACTTAGCGGTACCGTTGACGATCTTGATGATGGTCTCCAGTTGCAGTCTACTATCAACTAAACAGATAGAAGTAACTGCCAAACCGATGGAGCGAACATTTGTTCAACCCGTTATGCCCCGAGAAATAAATCTTGGTGTACCACAATGGATTGTGGTAACTCCAGATAATTGGGAAGAGCAGCTATCAAGAATTGAAAAGCAAGAAGGAGAAATCTTATTTCTTGCTATGACAGTACCAGACTATGAAGTTATGTCTGTCAACATGAAAGAATTAAAAAGGTATATAACCGAACTGAAAGATGTAGTGGTCTACTATAAAGAAGTCACTGCACCTCAGACTGATGCACAAAAACAGAATTAAAATCTGTAATACTTGTGATCAGTATACAAAATTTAAGGTGTGTAAAGCATGTAAATGTTTTATGCCACTTAAAGCAAGGCTAACTAGGGCATCCTGCCCGAAAGGCAAATGGGAGAAGTAAATGAATTGGTTAAAAGAAAGAGTTTCTGAGAGAACATCTTGGGACGGAGCAGTAATTATCGTCGTGTGTGGTTTAGTACTATTTACAGGCGGATTAGCTAAATTATTAGCAATAGGAGGTCTATGCTACGGCATATGGACTTGTTACGAGGCTGAATAATGCCTTATCACACTAAGCCAAAAAAAGGTAAAGGTAAAAAGAAAAAACCTGGCAAAAAGAAAAGAGGTATGAAACACCATGGCTGCTAAACGCAGACCAGCACGAAGAAAAGCTTCAGCTAAGAAACGTAATATACCTACTAATAAAAAGTTATACGCTAGAGTAAAATCTGCTACAAAACGAAAGTTTGCAGTGTACCCTAGCGCATACGCTAATGCTTATCTTGTAAGAATGTATAAGAAGGCAGGAGGGAAATATCGTCGTGGTTAAAAAAAGAACAAGTATGAAAAAACTTACTAAAAAACAACAAACTACTTTACGAAAACATTCTAGTCACCATACTAAGAAACATATGTCGTTTATGAGAGCTCAAATGAGAAAAGGTAAAAGTTTTACTGCATCTCATAAAGCTGCTATGCGTAAGGTAGGTAGATAATGGCTAAGGGTGGATTAAGTACATGGTTCAAACAGAACTGGGTAGACATATCTAGACCTAAAAGAAAGGGTGGATTCGAAAAATGTGGCAGACCAAAAGCAGGAAAGAAGAAATATCCGAAATGCGTACCAGCTGCAAAAGCAAGTCGAATGACAAAAAAGCAGATCAGATCGGCAGTTAGTCGAAAACGATCTAAGAAACAAGGAGTAGGTGGAAAACCTACTAATGTTAGAACATTTAGGAGAACTACACGTGGCCGTAAGAAGAGCTAGAAGTAAAAAGTCCTCAAAGTTAAAAAGAGTGGGCGTATCAGGATATAATAAACCAAAGCGTACGCCCAAGCACCGAACAAAATCTCATGTTGTTGTAGCAAAAGTTGGTACAAAAACAAAGGTTATACGATTTGGACAACAAGGAGTGTCAGGAGCAGGAAAATCTCCAAAAACAATGGCACAGAAAAAAAGAAGAGCCTCATTCAAAGCTCGTCACGCCAAAAATATAGCTAAAGGCAAAATGTCAGCAGCATATTGGGCAAATAAGGTAAAATGGTAAATAAATTTAAACAAAAAGCTAAACAACTTTGGAACATGATCAACGGTACAGATAAAAACCTAGATGGTAAAGTCGATATTGACGATGCATGGATTACAGCAAGGCAAAAAAGCAAGAAACGTTCAAAGAACGTTAAGGAGAGATAGAGATGTCTATGAGATTAATGGCAGCAGAAGTTGCCTGTGGCACTAATGTTGGAGCAGCTTCGACTTTTGAAAACGCAGTATATGTAAGACTAGTTAATTCTGGAGCAACAGCAAGGTTAGTAACTGTAGCAAATGCAGCAGATGTAACACTGGCTTCAATTACAGTCGCACCTGGGGAAGTAACATTCCTAACTAAAGATCAAGACCATCAAATATTTGCAGCGCACGCTGAAGTATTAGGTGTACCAATAATATGGAGTTAAACTTGGATAATAAAGAGTGGTTAGAAGATATTGCTGCTTACAGCACTTCTACACTTGCTTTACTTAATAGAAAAGCAGAAAAATCCAAACAGATTTCCGATGGAGATCAGGTCATGAGTGAAATATGTATAGGATACTTGTATCTTTTACACACACTAAACACACAAGGGATATTGGAAACAAAATCAATAGGTAACGCATTAAATCGAACTGTGCACTAATGTTAGATGTTAGTAGAACAGATATCGTAAGTAATTCGTTTATGGACTTTCCTACTTCGGAAAGATTTATTAAGTTACCTATAGATTCTTACCTTGACTTATTAGGAATTACTCCTAACAGTTCACAGACAGCGCTGATTAATGCTGTCAACAACCCAAAATACAGATTCGTATGTGCCGCTATTTCTAGACGGCAAGGGAAAACATATATAGCAAACGTTATCGGGCAACTTGTTTCACTTGTGCCAGGTTCAAACATTCTTATTATGTCACCCAACTACTCTTTGTCTCAAATATCATTTGACTTACAGAGAGGACTAATAAAACATTTTGATTTAGAAGTTACAAAAGATAATGCAAAAGATAAAGTAATAGAACTCTCCAATGGTTCTACTATTCGTATGGGTTCAGTTAATCAAGTTGATTCTTCAGTAGGAAGATCATATGATTTAATAATTTTTGACGAAGCAGCACTAGCTGATGGCAAAGACGCATTTAACGTCGCCCTTCGTCCTACACTAGATAAAATAAATAGTAAAGCAGTATTCATATCTACTCCCAGGGGTAGAAATAACTGGTTCGCAGACTTTTATCACAGGGGTTTTAGTGAAGAGTTCTCCGATTGGGCTTCCATTCGCGCAACTTATCATGAAAATCCACGCTTCAGTGATGATGATATCAAAGAAGCAAAGAAAGCTATGTCCTCAGCAGAGTTTGCCCAAGAATATATGGCAGACTTCAACACATATGAAGGACAAGTATGGAATTTTAATTTTGAAGAGTGTGTTGCAGACTTAAGTCAGCTAGATACTAGTGATATGGATGTGTTCGCGGGATTGGATGTTGGGTATAAAGATCCAACAGCATTGTGCGTCATAGCCTATGATTGGGATCAGCAAAAATTTTATCTTATAGATGAGTACATGGACGCAGAAAGAACTACAGAACAACATGCCATAGAAATTCGCCGAATGATAGACAAATATAGTATTGATTACATTTATATCGATTCCGCAGCACAACAAACAAGGTTTGATTTTGCTCAGAATTATGATATTTCTACGATTAATGCTAAAAAATCTGTTCTAGACGGAATCGGGCATGCGGCCGGTATCATAGATAATGATAGATTGATAATAGATCAAAGATGTTCACAAGCATTGTCATGTGTAGATCAATACCAATGGGATCCAAATCCCAACTTACTGAAAGAAAAGCCAAAACATAATATGGCAAGTCATATGTCAGACGCCCTTAGATATGCGCTGTACACATTTCAAGAATCTTCAGGGAGTTTTTAGTTTTGACCTGCCAAAAAATAAATGTTGACATGAAGGTGAATTTTTGGTATAATTTTATATAAATAGGAATTTATGGATTTAAAACGAGATTTAGTCAAGTACGTTAGAGATAAAGCGAAATCTAAATATAAGAAAGACACCCAGTGCTTTATCTGTGGTGAAACAGAAAATTTAGACTTTCACCACTTCTACGGAATGACTGAGCTTCTAGATACTTGGTTGAAAAGTAATAAAATTACGATAAAATCAGCCGATGAGATTATGAAAATCCGTGAAAACTTTATTGAAGAATTTACTAATGAGATTTACAATGAAGCTGCTACACTATGCAAAGCCCACCATCAAAGGCTTCACAGTATTTATGGCAAGAGACCTAAACTAGTGACAGCACTTAAGCAAAAGAGATGGGTGGATAAACAGAGAAACAAATATGGCATGGTATGACAGATTTTTAGGCAGAAATAATGATGAGGAGAAATTAAATCCTGCTCAGACTTTTATTGGCCTTGAAGAAGGGTTAACAATTGATACCCGAGAAAAGAAAGACAATTACAGATCAGCTTACGAAGAACTAGAAGTAGTTAATCGTGCTGTAAATATGATAGTAGATGATACATCAGATATAAAATTTGATGTAGGAATGAAAGTAAACGGTATTGCACCAGTTGTAGAAAATGTTCGAAAAACTCGTGTAGACTTATTACTTAATAAAGAACCGAATCCGTTTCAAGATATCAATACATTTAAGAGAAATCTTATTATTGATTTAATGATTGACGGAAATATTTTCGTATATTTTGATGGAAGACATTTATATCATCTTCCAGCACAGAATGTAACTATTCATTCTGATACTAGCACTTACATTGAGAAATTCGAGTATGATGGTCATGTCGACTATTCTACGAAAGAAATTATACATATTAAAGAAAACTCATTTAAATCAATATATCGTGGAACCCCTAGGTTGAAACCAGCGTATAGAACAATGTATTTGCTAGATAACATGAGGAAGTTTCAAGATAACTTCTTTAAGAATGGAGCAGTTCCAGGATTAGTACTTAAGAGCCCTAACACTCTTTCTGATAGAATAAAAGAAAGAATGCTGCAAGCTTGGTCTACTAGGTACAATCCAAAAAATGGCGGTAGACGCCCTCTTATTTTAGATGGTGGACTTGAAGTTGATAGTTTAACAAAAATTAACTTTAAGGAATTAGATTTCCAGACATCAATCACAGCAAATGAGAAGATAATTTTAGAAGCTATGGGTGTTCCACCTATTCTTCTAGATGGTGGGAATAATGCAAATATTAGACCCAACCACAGACTTTACTACTTGGAGACTGTTCTCCCTATAGTAAGAAAAATAGCATATGCCTTTGAAAGATATTTTGGTTTTGCACTTACTGAAAATGTTACAGACATTCCAGCATTGCAACCAGAATTAAGAGACCAAGCAGCGTATTACGCAACTCTGGTTAACACAGGCATAATGACACCAAACGAAGCTAGAACTCAATTAGGAAGAGAACCTTTAGAGGGTCACGACGAATTAAGAGTTCCAGCTAACATTGCGGGTAGCGCAGCGAACCCCACAGAAGGTGGAAGACCACCACAAGAAGAGGAACAGGATAATGGCGAACAAGAAAGCAGTACTTGAACAACTAGCAAATTACTTTGCTAACAAAGGTATGATGACTCCTTCCGAGTATAAATCAGCTAATGACGCTCCAATGCGTTATATGGTTGCGAAAAGACCTTTTGGGTCTTGGGTTCGTATGCAGGGAATGATCAAAACTAACTTTCCAAACCAATGGGCCAAAGCAATGGGCGTAGAAGCATCAGCACCAGTTGTTGAAGAAGCACCCAAAGTAGCTGCAACTAAAAAAGCAGCACCGG